CTCTTTCATCTTCATCAAAAAAGCGATAGCAGCGTCGTATGCCTCTCCTAAGGGGGTATCAATGCCCACCTCAAAGCTACATACTCTTCCTTCTTTCTCATAATTAAAAACAAGTTTGTTCTTGTCTTCCATTGTTTTCTCCTTTTTTTGTTAAGATGATACCCAGACCTGCTTAAAAACAGGGCTGGGCATCAAACAGTTAGTAATTACGCCTGAAAGCCACACTTCATCGACTGCCAGTGGATAGCACCAGGGGCAGCAGCTCCATGCATAAGTCTAAAAATGGGAGCTATAGTGTCTCCGTTATCAAACGTAAACGCTGCTGTTACCGAAGGAGCTGCTCCATCGACAGTGTATGTTACGACACCAGCAGCAGAGACATAAACTCCAAGAGTATGTGTCTCACCGTCTCCCCACGCGTCTGTGGTGTTGGTATTTGTCGTTCCACCACTGTTAAGCTCTGTGGAAATAACAACATTGCCTGGAGATGTAACGTTATCAAGGCCGATAAGAGCATAGTCGGTATAACTGGTAAGCGTGGCGTTGTTAGCCTCCGTCTTACGAAAACCAATCATGATACTCTCAGCACCAGTGACGTCAGCGACGGTGAACCTCCACTCAAGGAAGAACGCTGCGCTTGTGCCGATGGTATAAGTGTGTCTGCTGGTTGCTAAAGCAGCGCCGAAGTTGTATTCGAAGCCTTCGGTGGCTGTAAGATCTCCAGAGACGAGAAGACCAGTGGCGTCCATCACAGGGGAGATGATCGTCTGTCCTGCGCCAAGGATGTATTGTTCCATGGTCATCTCCGGGAACCCTAGCAGGTTCACGGTTCCTGTTGCTCCCGTTGGAAGCGCAGGGGCGTTTCCACTGAGCAGACATATCGGATTACAGTGGAATGTGACATCATCACCGCTTCTCGACAAAAACTCGGCGTCGATCTCTTTGACGGTGCCGTTGACAGTGATCTCTCCAGTTCCCGCCGACAATGTTAGAGAACTGGCACCAGTGGTGTCTCCGATGGCGATATCGCTAGCCACAGCATCGTTACCGATGTTGATGGCTCCCGCAGCAGCGACGTTAAGCTCAAGAAGAGCGGCAGAGTCAATGGTGACAGTGCCAGCAGCCGCGTTACCGATAGACACTGCTCCTGTAGAGGTTCCAGTGTTAATGGAGGTAGCGACGTTGATAGAGTCGTTAATCAGTGTGATAGCGTCGACATTAAAAGTAGTAAGGCCATCGGCATTACCAATGTTAGCAACCTTGGTTCCTGTGCCTGTGAACATGTTCAAGGTCATCGTGCCGGCCGCTCTGTTCCCTGTGGCAATAGCAGTGGCGTGTGTACCTGAAGTACAGGCTCCAGTCGCGATATTGGTGTTTACTTCGCCGACTTCAACATCGCCTGTGTTGATAATGACTGTCTTCACAGAGTCTGCGTTGGTTGTAGCTCCGCCAGCACCGATAGAGATAGTGTCGGTAACAGACGCTGTTACAACAGTTCCACTGCCAATGGTAATATTTCTTGTCGCTGTAGGAGCAATGTTGCCAAGGGTGATACCCGTTGTGTCAGCCTCATCGCCGATAAGGATACCTCCAGTGCCAGCATGAATCTGAACACCACCGTTACCCGCCGAAGCTTCGATAAGGATAGCATCGTTTTCAGTTTGAGTAGACGTGACGTTTACCGCTCCTCCAACACCTTGCAGTGAAAGGTCAACGCCAGCACCTGTTACTGTGATGTTAGACGCAGTAGCAGCATCTAACGAGAAACCCGCCGCAGTATCAATAGTGATAGCTCCTGCCGACGCCGAACCAATAGCAACGGTATGAGCCGCAGCGCTCGTTCCAATGCTGATAGCTCTAGCGACGTTGCCTAAGCCAATATTAACAGCAGCAGCATCGTTGTCAGTAGCAAGGTTAAGGGCAGTACCAGCCGTCTCGATGGTAGCACTGGCTGAAGCCGTGAGCAGCCCAGCGAAAGTGAAAGCCACAACAGTCAAACCACCGTCGGAGTCTAGCGAGGCAACGTTGGCATCATCAGAATCATTGAAATAGATAAAGTTCGCACCACCATTATCACCCATCGTGAAGATGATGTCCTGACCAGCGGTAGCCTGAATTTCCATGTCTGTAGCCGCAGCCGTGATATACAAAGGAGACAACACCGATGTTGTAGCCTCCAAGGTCGTCACGTCAGCAGCCGCAGGCGTCGCACTACCAAGGATGCCGTCGATACCTACACAGTTAATGTAACCGTCAGAGTTAATCTGGGCCATCTCTACAGATGCGCTGTCTTGAATGGATATGAAGTTCGCTCCAGCAGCGTCGCCAAGAGTGATGATAAGGTCCTGACCTGCTGGCGTGTTGATATCTAAGTCAAAAGCTGCTTCACCATTCAAAATAGGTGTCGTCATCGAGGTCTGCGCTGTAACAGTGCCAGCTTCGAAGTCTCCTGTAGATGCTAAATAAGCTATCTCAGCACCAGCGAAGTTAGTAAAAGAAAGCTCATTAGCTCCCGCATTATCTCCAAGACCAATAGCAATATCTCCACCTGTTGGGGCTGTGATGGCCATGTCAGCAGCAGATGTGTAGATTGGTGAGGTCACCGATGTCGCTAGCGTAATGGCATCGTCGACAGCAAACGTAATAGTGCTGCCAGCTCCTGTCGAGGTGATGTTTGTTCCGCCAGCAAGGACAATATCTCCAAGTGTCGGGGTGATAGCTCCTCCAGCGTCGCCAGTAAGGGTGTCGACGTCTGACGAACCAGGTGTAAATGTCGTCCATGTTGCAGAACCAGCAGCAACTTGGTTGAGAATGTATGTTCCAGTTCCTGGGTAAATCCAAAGCGAACCTAGTGGATACCCAGTATCATTAGCTGTTGGAGCGCGCTGAGCGATGATAGGCTCAGGCATAATCTCAGAGATAGGTTTACCTCCAAGAGAATATGTTTGTCGTTTCTTAGTCATAAAGTCCTCCTCCTCGAGGTTTATTTATATATTTAGTATGTCATAGTAATTCATTAACTTTGACACAAATCGCCACATGACGTATATTTATACGTATAACGAAAGAGGTAAAAAGTTGGAAAAGAGACGGATAATTAAAGAAAAAAAGATGCCAGTAAAGAAAAAGAAATTTGTCATGGACATCACCGAAGAAGAACATCAATTCCTAAAGATGGAAGCAGTCAAACGAAACATCTCCATGAAGGCTTTGGGAATGAAAGGATTAATGTATTTCTTAAAAAAGTTTTCGAAGTAAGATAGCGATGGCTAAATTTAAAATAGACATCAATGATATTGTCGGCCATGAAGTCGGAAAATTAAAAGTTTTAAGGTGGAGTCACTATGAAAAACGCTCTCACCGTTACGAATGCCTTTGTCAATGTGGAAGAATAACCACTGTGCGAAGAAGCGACCTTCTCTCAGGAAAGAGCAGGTCATGCCAGTGCTTTCATGCTGAAAACGATGAAGAATTGCGCAATATTATTATGCGCATTCCTCCACAAAAAAATGGATGTCGTATCTGGCCTGGTTCGAAATATGATAATGGTTATGGTGTTGTGCATTTCCGCGGAAAAAGCCTGAAGGCTCACTCCCAATCAGCACGCGTCTTCCTAGGACCTCGACCAAAAGGTCTCGTCACCATGCACAAATGTTTTTGTAAGTCCTGCTGTGAACCCACCCATCTCGAATATGGAACTCACTCTCAGAATCACAAAGACGCTTACAAGAATGAAGGTAAAGCTAGAAGGGGCGAAGCTCTCAGCTTAGAGAAAGCACGACAGATTCGCGCTATATACCCACGCATAACACAAAAGGAGATTTCAAAAAGATTCGGTTGCAGTCCCGGCCTAGTGTCACAGGTGATTAACAATAAAACATGGAAAGAAACAGACATATCCCCTGAAGAAGACGACTGGTCGTCAGACGGTCACGAACAGATGGATTTTAACTTTTAGGAGCAAAATAAATGATTTGCGCAGCAATATTACTATTAATAGCATTCACATTCAGACACACCAATGGAATGAACTATTAATTATTCATCTGATTTTTCTTGATGCTCTTCAAGAAATTTCATAGCTTCTTCAGAAAATGGGTTTTCCTTAAATTCTTTCTCTGCCACGCGCTCAAATCCAGCCATATTTCTAGCAAAAGAAGCCTTATTATCATTAGCAGCGGCAACAAGAATATTTGCATAATATTTTCTAAGAGCCGAATTAGATGAGATGCGCTTCATCATCTCTTTAGCAAAATATGCTGCTCCTATAGATGACAACATTCCTATTTTAATAAAAGCAGATCCAGGAACTAAAGCAGACTCTGCGCCAATAGCTGCACCAAGATACGTGGCATTTTTAAGAGACGCATTTCTCTTAAAGAAGTTTTTTATGTTTTCACTCTGTGCTATCCCAGCATATGCCATCTTTGCTTCGTCATTTAATTTTTTCCATTCAGGATTTTGTTCTCCATATTTATTGAGATTGGAACTATGAATCTCATCAAGCTGTCCCAAATAATGCTTTTCTGTGCTTTTTACACCGTTTCTAGCTCTTCCAATAGTTTTATCAAAGTCAATGGCGTCAGCAACAGTCATCGTTCCATCTTTAGCCTTGTTCTCTAACTCAGATATCAACGTCAAAGTTTTTTGTTTTAATGGATCCGATTCTGAGCCACGTTTGACCACAGACTTCAATTTTTGAAGTTTTGTCAAATCATAAGCTATTTTTTCACCTTCAGGAATAACAGCACGCATTTCATCATATAGATTATTAATATGACTCTTGACTCCACGCCCCTTTCCAAACAATGACGCTAGCAAAGTTGAACCCATTTTTATGTAACTCTGAACTTTTTCGCTAGCACCTAAAGATTTAGCTATTTCCTTCCCAGTTACTCCAACAAGAGCAACTAATGACGCTCTTGCTAAGTTTGCTTTACCAAAAAAAGGATTAGCTAGTGCCACAAAATCTGAGAAATACTCGTCTTCTAGTTCTTCATCTTCATTCTCTGGAATTGTTTCTGGTCTATCCTCATAAGAACGAGCTTTATATTCCTCTGATGTTGGGAAAACATTAAAGGCTTCTTTCATTCCCTGATAAGCCCCATACAACTTCTTAGTAATAGGTCCTAGTTGTTCAGTGTCAACAGTTCCTGTTTCTGGCATAAAGCTCTTAACTGCTTGGATAATATCTCCAGGAGTCCCTCTTAAAACCTCACCTCCACGAGCTTCCAATCGGATAGCTTTTTTTTTCAACTCCTCGTAATGAGGGAATTTTGTTGTGGGTGTCTGTTCAGCCTGTATCGCTGCTTCTTCCTCTGTTGGTGGTGCAAAGAGACTTTCTTCGAATTTCGCATTACCATTCATTCTTCCACCTTTCTACGTCTTGTTTGCTAGGAATTTTATATCCAAGATGAACGGCCAATTTATATCCGTCATTATTTCCGTATACCTCTACAAATTTATCTTTCATCTGAGTTGTAAGAACAGTCCCTTTCACAACTGGTTCAGATATATACTCCTTCAGCTTTCCTCCTTTTAAAGACAATAAACCGTTTTCTTGCTCTTGGGCCTCTCTCCAAAAATACGACAACTTATCACTAGTGTCTATTGCATATGGCTTTATCTTTTCATTTACAATTTCCTGAATATTAGCAGGTACGAACGGATATTCATTGGCGGTTTGAAACGTTAATTCGTTGCGTTTTTTCTCCATATCTAATTCGGCTCTTTTTCCGTAATATAGAACAGCATTAGATAAAGGGCTTTTTTCAATCGATGGGTTAGCTGTTACAGATATTCTTTCTAAATATTGGTTTTTTTGACCAGTGACATTTCCAAGGTCTCCTATAACAAAAGTTTTAACACCACTACGTAAAAGGTTTCCTTCGGGAGATATCCACGTTTCACCAATACCCAGAGGAAGCATGGTCAACCATCTATCCCTCATAGCCTTGCCAGAATCTCGATTTTTTATACCATACTCTATTTCACCGAGACCAGCTTCGCGCTTAGGCATACTGATATCGGACTCTCTTATTTTCTTCATATAGTCTTTAGACTGTTCCGTAGCGTATTTTCGCTCCCTATCAAAACGGTCATAAGCGTTTTCCCTGGACTTTTGTTCAAACTCTGCAAGCTTAGAAAGACGTGGATCACTGCTAGTAGAATAAACAGCTAAATCTGTATTAGAAAGCTCGGGAAATGCGGTTCCTTGCAACGCTGGATCTTGTGACGGCATAATCTGCCTAGGAGGAGAAAACGGAGTTATAGGGGGAGGGGCAGAGACTTCTTGTTGTGTTGGTGGTTTTTGTTCGGGTAATGTCTGTTCTTCTTTATTTTCATCAGGTTGAAAAATAAAATCCTGATTAGAAACAGACTGCACAGGTGCTGAAATTGTTGGCTGATAATTACTTTCTATAGGTTGCTGTGACGATTGCCGTTGACGCGCCATCTCAATATTTTTCATGGCTATATCAAATTCCGACGGCGTTGCTTGCTTCGCAATAGCAACTGCATCTGTTGCCTTTCCACCATTTTTTACAAAGTCTAAAACAAATTGCGTTGTCCCTGCAGGAGTCGAAAAGTCAGCTTCATCCAAAGTCTTTTTTAGAATACCTTGCTTTCTATATTCTTCACGCAGCTTATCACGCTGGTCGAAATAGCTGTCAAGGGACTTCTGTAATATAGACATCCCCGGAAGAATTCCCTCATCTTTGAATGTTATTGCTCCTAGTGGCATGTTATTTCCTCCATCTCCAAGGACTTGCTGCTCCGACCAATCCAGCGACCTGACTAAACGGAGATTGGTTTTGTTGTACAATAGGCTGCTGTGTTTGAACACCAAATAATGAAGCAAGTAACTTCATAGCATCCATTTGCTGACCCTGTTGTTGCTGATAAAATTGCCCCATCTGCGTGCCTAGCCCCGTCGCCAAGTCCTGCGCTGATGCTGCTAGTGCCTGGTTAAGGCTAGAAGATGAACCGGCATTCTGCGATACCGCACTTTCACGTATTGCTGGCAAGAGGTCTTGCTCATATCTCATCATTGCAGGGTCAACGAATGATTTTTGAAATAGTCCCTGAAACTGCTTCTCATCATATGGCTGAAGATTTTGTTCTAAAACTGTGTTAGCTTGTGGACCCAGATTCCCCAGCATCGCCAGCAACTGTTCTTTCATCTGCGGGTCCATCAGCTGTGCTGACCCTGTCTGTTTTGCGCTTCCTTGTAACGGATTTTTTCCCATACCCAGGATCCTCCTCCAGGTCATATTCCATGATTGATTCTTTAGCTTTTTTGAATCCGTAGTACTCACTATGCTTCGGACCACGTGTTACCCACACGACTTTTTTTAGTTTACACTCTTTTCCTATTTCTCGAACCTTGTCAGCAACAAGCATTGCAGCTTTTCCTTTGTGCCAATACTCTTTGTCTATAGAGAACATCTCCACGACAAGAGTTTTTGAAAGAGGCTCGACATCACACCATAACATCCCAACAACTTTATTCCCCTCATCGGCAAGGACATATAACATCGACAATGGATTAAGTTGTGGCCCGTTAGGGGTGTCTCGCATACATACGACTTCTTGATACTTGTACCAATCATCAACCTCATAATCGCGCCCTTTTATCTGTTCCACGAGATATTTAGGAATATGCACAGGGGTAAACACTCTTATGAACCGAAGATTGCTGAAGTCTGGCTCTTCGTCTTTTTTCTCCATTAGTCTATTTCCACCTCCACTCCAGGGTATCTGATATGTATGCGTAGTGTCGTGGCGAAGTTCGACACAGCAACGGGAGCAAAAGCTCCACCGCTCTGAACATCGACAATAGACAGATTGCGTGTTCCAGGTTCCATCACGCCACAGAGATATCCACTGAAGATGAGATTTTCTGACATAACCGTTCCGATGAATGGGTAGTTGTCATATGTGACACATTGGTATGGCATCTCTATGATAAGGTCCCCAGTGCCCGTATGGGCCGTCCAGCCGATGTCTATGTAGGCATCGACGAATATCCCTTGCCACATGACATACGACGTCTGGTGGTCAGCTACATACGTCCCTACACCTTCCGTTGTAGAGCCTATGACTGTTGGAATATATTGCCACCCGCCGACACCCAGGTCATCGGAAACAGAACCAGATATTGTCTGATAGATACCATTATATTGTGTATTTAAGGCCGATACGAGCTCTCTGACATATTCAGCAAGGTCTTTACCACCAGAGGATATCTGCTCGCTGTAATATGGGAGATTTGACCTATCAGGTATCGTCATGACGGCCTCGAACTTACTGGTCTAAACCACAGCATCAAAGCATGTATGCGTAAGGGATTATTCTTTCCTCCACACGAGATAACGATTTTGTGCTGGAAACCGACGGCTCCACAGTAAAAACGCTTCCACACTTTGTCAGCATAGAATTCATTCTCTGTGACGACACCTCCTCCGGTGTATTCACCATATGTAGTGGTGTCAATCCCTATCGAAAACTTATTCTCAGGGTCTACAGCGTCTAACGTCACAGTAAATGGGATGCCGTTAATATATTTCATACCGTTAACACCGTATAGATAGACAACATCCCCAGTGCTTAGACCATGACTATTAGCCGAGACAACACCAGGATCGTCGTTAGTTATGTCTGATATGGCAGCCAATTCATGAAGTTGCGGAAGAAGATTGCTTTTCTTGCTTATGGGAAGCTTTTCCTCTCCTTCGTCTACAAAGAAATCAACATCTACAACTGTGGTAGTGTTAGTGTCGAAAAAGATATCTAAGTAACCAAACTGACACTTCTTCCCTTCTTTTATATAAGGATTCCACCCCGCTGAAGTCATGCTGAAGGGTATTTCGGTTGATTCATACTTATAGACAAAACCGCCTATTGTATATGCGCCCACTGATGTTGAGTCTACAAGGTCAAAACTGTTGTCTACGATGTTTGTCACTTCAAACGATTGGTCATTAATCCCAGTAACGCCTGTAACGCCAGCTATAGTTACGATATCACCCTCTTCAATACCTTCTATCTCATCAACAGTCACAGTACATGGAGAGCCAATACTGACGTTGATGATGTCATATGAAGTTGGTATCATCCTATCGTCAGGGCCGAACTCCATTATGAAGATCTCTCCGTCCTGGTTGCCACCCAAAAGTATCTCTGCGCTATCGTCGAAGTAGAAATCAGCAATAGTAAGGTCTCCAAAATCTTTAAGAGTCATGTTGCCGAAGTCATCAATAGCAGAGTCCTGAGCTGCCCCACCGTATCCCAAGACGTTCATGTCTATAAGATATTTTGAAAAAGACTTCGAATCCTCGTCAAAGATTAAGGCTGCGTTGGAGTCGTCTGATTCGTTCTTAGGATACAATGTCCAGATGTTTCTGTTGCCGAAGTTGCGCTTGATAAAGACGTTGCCAAACTGTCCAGCATTGACCTCGTCGTCGACAAAGTTTGAGATTCTCTCATCGACGCGCTGTACCTGCGCACCATCAACATATACAATACCACGGCTCCCAACAGATATAACACCATTGTCAAACTGTTCAGAGGCCATCTTCCCATCACAGGCACGGTAGTCATTAATCTTCGTCCACCGAAACGGCCCATTGGGGTTAGCAGTATAAGTAAGTGACCATATGCTGTTAGTGAAGAAGACAATGATGGTGTCGTGCAAGAACTGAGCACTGATAATATGGTCTCCAGTAGGACAATCAACGAAGTTACCTCTCCCGCGCCTGTTGTCATACCAAGCCTCCGCGCCGTCAGGATTCTGTATCTGACACCAACGAGCCCTTTGTGGATAGGTATTACCTCCTTCGAAGGTATGCAATAATATAAGACGAGACTTCCAGGCAAAGATGAGTTTGCATCCTAGGATATCTGTAACTCCATTAATAGATGGGACATACGATGTTGTGGTTGTTCCACCGTCGTAATAGCGTATGCCATCGAGTCCTCCAGAATATGGACGTCCATTGGTGAAATACATCCTGTATAAGGTTGTGGAGACGGAATCTTCAGTAGAGGCCCAATTGCAAGCGTGTATATAGTTGTAATCGCCGCCTGCCATAATATCTGCGGAGTCTATAGGAGTATAAACTCTGTTGGTGGGATCATAAGCCGAGGCTCTCTTAGTGTCGAAAGCTATGACTTCTTTGACGTTTAGGTTGTCGATATAACGCTCTATACCCATCACTGGGTTGCCAGGAACAAGATATACGTCTCCAAGGCCAGCATAAGGAGTGAATCCAGTTCCTATAATGTTGTCTAGCTCAAAGGTTCCACCAGCTCCACCAACAACGTTAGCAACAGTATAACGCTCGCCGTTAACTTCTGTCATTCCAGTGACGTTGCGTATCTCTATAACGTCTCCAGCGGTAAGACCTGTAACATCTACTAGTGTTACGGTTACAGTACCTATAGCAGGAACTGGACCTACAGCTTCAACAGCAATACCCGTTATCTTCCAGTTTGTCTGATGCTGATGGACAATGTCCCCCTGTTTAATATAACCATTCCTTTTCTGTAAAACTCCATGGTTTAGACGCCCATTGACGATATCGCTGAAGGCGTCTTCAGGTAATTGCCAGGGAGCGATGTCAGTGTCTAAGCCAATTTGAAATGGAGCTATTAAAAAAGGGGCATAAGCTGTCATAATATCTCCAAATGCTTACATATTTTTTTTATGTGGCCCTTCCATTCATATGGAGCTATTAAAAAAGGTTGGTAGTTCATTAGGTAGGTCTTCCCCCTAAAACAAGAACAGTAAAAGGCCTATTAGCGTACGTTCCATTCTGGTTGGTTATTCTAACATAAAATAATGCTGTCGTGTTTCCAGAATAATGCGCTGTTGTAGAATTACCGGGAGAGTGTTTTACAGTTGCTACAACGCCGTAATCTGCGCTAGATTGCTGATGTGAAGCATGAAAAGATATCTCATATACTCCATCTGATATTCTAGAACATGAAAGGGCCTGCCCTACTGGAGCACTCTGGGCAACTATTCCTCCCGCATCATCGATATATGCCCAATACGAAACCAGATTTTTTTCATCGTATGTTGTCGTGCCAGCATCATTAGTAAAAGATTCAAAACCTATTGTTGTATCAGAGGAACCTAATGTTCCATCATTAGTGACCTGGATGATCTTGCTAGCAGCATCTCTAAAGTATAATTCTTGTATTCCTCCACCATCTTGCTTGCTGTATATGTAGCATGTTCCAGAGGCAACCGTAGGGTCGACTGCCACACCAATAGCTGTTCTGTCAGCCATCTGTAGTGCTCTATAGTTCAAAAAAGGAGCCGCATCTGTGTCAGCATTCTGTATTGCCAACCAATGGTCTCTGCCAATCTCTCCAAGATTACGTATCGGTTCATCGTTTGCTGGTGTTGTTGGATCCCAAGGCATCTATATCACCTAAAATGTTGGTAGGACACGTGTCGATTCGAGGTCTATACATGTCCGTGTTAATATAAGGTTAATCTGCTCTTTGTAGAGCGCCGTAAGCTCTCCGTAGCGTTCCATCTCTCCGTAGTCGCTAGCGATACGCCTAGACGCTCCAAGGGCTATTGCCGGTCCCCATTCATCTTGCAGAGGTCTATCTGAAGCCAGCGTAAAGGAAGATTTATTTGAACCACTTGATGGCTTAACGGTAAGAAGCGTCCACGCTTTGATGCTGAAGCGATAAGCTTTATCTGGAACAGGGTTGAATGTGAACTTATTATCGAACAGCATCACCGCTGAAGGCTGTCCAAGAGACAACTCTATAAAGCTACACTGTATTGCCTGACCATCGGTAGGAGCTGTTGCGAACGTCACAGAGACAACGCCAGTGGTATAGTTAACAGTGCCAGCGCCACCTTCACTTCCAGTCAAAATTCCTAATGCTCCGGAGGTGCTATCAGTGAATATCTCTACGGTGTCATCAACAATAACTGACCCTCTTTTGATAGGAACGTTGCTAGAGTATGTGTTGGTAAAGGTAACGGTAGCACCATCACCAGACCATGTAGAATAACGCTGAACGCTCTCAGGGTTCAAAGCGTAGAAAGAATCAGGTTCTTGGAACACCTCTATCGTCATACGGTCTATAGTGGCATCAGGGACAAAGTTTGTATATTCATCCGAGAAGTCATAATCCTTCACACCATACTCAGTATTGAACTCAAACATCGTATAGTTTCTGTTGAGCTTGACGGTAGCAGGAAATTCATATTGAAAATATTTATTTATGTACTCATCAATCTGCTCATTACTACTCTCTGCTACAGAAAGGCGGCCGCTAAGCTGCCTTACCTTGCTACGAATTTCTGATAAATTCCAATCCATTATTCGAATATCTGCCTACATTGAAACCGTGATTTTTTGCCCTTGAGGTCTCTTATCTGACGCCCGGTCCCGTCAGGCTTATAACCATACAAAGGAGTCTCTCTAGACTCTATATGATTAACAACTTCTCTAGGAAGGTGATATTTCCCACCGTGGATAAGAGTATATGTTTTTGGGCGCTTTGAGGACCCAAAAGCAAACTTCAAAGGGACTCCAGGTTCTTCCAGGTTGTAGAACTCAATATATATTTCCTCTTCAAGCCAGTCGTTTTTCTTTTTTTCTGAAAGGCTTTTATCTTCTTTTCGTTCTTTGATAGCTGTAGAAAGCTTTAGTTCTGCCATTATTTTCTCCATATGCAATGGAAGGGAGCCCCTCAATGGAGAAAGAGACCCCCTCCCGGTTGTTTATCAGGTTACGGACTCTTTGCCTTTGACAATAGCGACCATAACTTTATTGTTACCACCAACAACGCCAGTGCCTAGCGTGATGCCACGCTGGGCAACGTTCTGAACGACTACTGGATCGCCAGCAGCATCAGAGACGCGTGTGACACGGCCACCACTGACATACACGCTGTATGCTGACGTATCTGTCGCTGTAGTGATAGTTGTCGCTGTCAACGATGCGATAACGTATGAGCCATTAAGATCGTAAGCAGTCGACTGATCGTCGGCAATGCCAGTAACCTTAATGGTGTCTCCGACGGCAAAACCAGACAGAGATGTATCTGTGCAAGTGATGACGCCAGGGTTAGCGTTGGTGATGCCACTGATGGTAGCACCATAGTTAGCACTGTCGGTATATGGAGTAAATCCATTGGATGTTGTGATGGTGCCAGCGTCTACGTCTAAGTAAGACGCATCATCCATCTCATCCATCCAGTAGAAACTTCCACCGTCAGTGATATTGATACTTGTCACCTCAGCAACTTCAAAACCGACGTCGAGATTTTTAGCGACGGCTGCTGCTGGGTTAGTCCATGAAAAAGATCTAATCTGTGCCATAGTATTTAACTCTCCTAGCTATGGGTTGCTTGTAGGTTCGTCATAAACGCATCATTCAAGATACGACTACAGAAAGGCTGGGTCCAACCTATCGTACCACGCTGGTTGAGAGGGTCGGCACTGCCAGCAGAACCTAGAGGCTTTACATAAAAGCTGCCGGCTTCGCTGCCGAGGTGTACTACAGCGTAGGCTTCCTTACCGACGATGAAGTTATCGTATACTGGCGTTGCAGCAGCAGAGACGCTGCCGACGGAACTATACAACCAACGGACGTTGCCCGTGGAACCCCATTCGCTATCCACAACAGTCTGTTGCGAAGGATACTGCGAGGTGCTGACGAAGTTTGAGACTGCCTCGAGGTCGTCAAGCAAGCCAGCATCAATGTAGGCCCAGAAAGCGGGTCTGATTGGTGCTGTACCGAAAGCATTGACACCTGTTACAACCTCAGAGATCATCTCAGCGTCGTTGCCCAGCAGTGTGAACACTGCGGAGTCGATGTCAGCCTTTGTAAGCTCTGTAGGGGTGTTGCCGTTGACGCCGTTAGCGCAGCTGACAACCGAAGCTGTCGACGCCAGGACGTCTCTGGTGATCTCGTCGATGGTCTGGCCCATGTTCTGGGACAGAAGACGCGAGGCTTCGTTTAAGACCTTGTCCTCGACGGTCATTTCGACCTGGTTGGTGACGGTAACGAAGTTACCATACCAATCAACACGTGCTTTGATATCTGTCGCAGACAGAGGGGCCCCTGGAGGGGTAACGCCGTCGACGAGAGGAACAGGCACTGTGTCCAGTCTAGAATAACGTCTAAAGACGATGGTGTCGCCGCTATTAGCAGGCAGAACACGTTTTTGGGCCATCTTTGTGTGAATCAGCTTCGGGTACGCCGTCATGAGCAATAGACGATCATAATATTCCCGCACTGCTGGTGGCAAAGTGGCTACATCTGTAATTGCCATTTTTGTCTCCTATATGGGCTAAAAATACCCAAGGTTTTTGTTGGCCATCTTCATAAATTCCTCATCAGACATGTGCTTATATGCCGTTACTTGTGACTTCGGAGCGGAACTACCCACAGAGGAAAGATTGCCTGCCCTTTTACTATTTTCAACCATGCGTTGTGCTTCGGCAGATTTCTTTGTGCGCTTATTAGCATCTCTGTAAGAGTCACTGTTCTTAGCCAGAAAGTAGGCCAGCTCATATTTGTTCGGATCATTCTGAAGAGTGGATTTTAGTGCTGGATTTTTGTTGATAACTTCGGGGAGGTATGTCGATACCACCTCGTTGTAATCTTGATACTTCTGCTGAACACGCAGTTCTTCGACACTCATCTGGTAGTTTTGTTGCATCTGGCTAAGATATTTCTTAGCCTCTCCTACCGTCAAAATATCGTCGTCAGACAGACCCCCAGACTGTTCCTGCGGAACCTGCTGTTGATTTGCCTGCATAAGCACCATGTGATCTTGAAGCATCTTTATTTGCTCTTGAAGCTGTTGGCGATTGGCTCTTTCTGCTTGTAATGCCGACACAGGAACCATTTCCTGAGCAGCATCCGCTAGAGCTCCCTCGTTACCATCTTCATGACCGGCGGCGTCCGAAGCTATTATTTCGCCCGTGTCTTCTACCTGGTTGTCCATGTAAATTTTCTCCATACGCCCGTAAGGCGGCGGCCCTATAAGTTGTTGTAGACGTATGCTCCAGCGATGTCTTGTCTATTCTCCTGTACCGTCGGCGATATCCTATCTCCAAGGTAAGGGAAGACGCGCTCCATATCGATGGGCATGTCATGCACGTTTACTTGTGTGTCCACGATCTCGCCATCCTTAACCTCTAGAACTATCGTTCCTAATAAAGGCTGTGGCTTCTTATCGTAGGCTTTTACAAGCCGGACCAGGACGTGCTCACCCGTGTCCAACTTTCTTTTTAAGTTTTTGTGGCAGATGACAACCCAGAAATGTCCTTTGGGTCTTGTGTTTAAAATATCTTCGACAGCTTTAGCGTCGGCTCTCATCATCTCTTCCGCTGTCTCGCCTATTTTTTGAACCATTCGTAATTCTCATTTACGTTAACAGTTGTTAATGTTAGACTGAGGTGTATGCAAAAGTGTCCAACATGCGGTTTTGTTTTTAAAAAGTGGGGAGCTACCTTCTGCTCCAGAGAGTGCTACGATAAGTCGCGCGACAAAAAGATTCAGCTTACGTGTAAATTTTGTTGTAAGACCTTCAAACGCATCCCAAGTAAGGCAACGTGTAATATGTCTGGAAAAGTTCTCTATTGTTCCCGAGACTGCTGGAGACATGGATGTAAAAAGTTCAACACGCTTGTCACAAAAATCTGTCAAAACTGCGGGAAATCGTATGAAACCAAGAAATCCCGTAGCAAAACGTCTAAATTTTGTAGTTACGATTGTAAACAGGCTGTTTTTCACTCTTTTAAGGGGAGTGACACAGACAATCCTAACTACAGAAAGGGCTCTAGAATGTATAGAAAGAGAGCTTTTGACCACTATCCGCATGAATGTTTCGTGTGCAAGACAAAGGATAGAAAGCTTTTCGTCCACCATATTGACGGGAGTCATTCCAACAACGTCATCGATAACCTGAGGATTTTGTGTCAGCCGTGTCATTATAGGGTTCATTCTGGTGCAATCCCCCCTGAATCATTAGATATCGGCGCAGCCTGTTGACCCGTTAGCACTGAACTTTCAGAAGTGCTAATATTATGTTTCTCGAGGTCTTCTTCTTCCGCCTTAGACATCTCCCGCAGCATCTGTGCGAGAGCCAACTCTTCTTTAGCAGTAGATAAGTCCATCTGCTCAAGCTCTTTGACAGTCTTAACATGGTTGAGGACGGCGTCAGTGCGATTTTCCACTGCTTGGGAATTGCGTTCTGTCTCCAGACCCATGTTAGCGACACTACGCGTAAACCTTTCTTTAGCACCAGCCACCTGCAACAACGACTGAGACATCGCGAGGTCTTTCTGTGCCTGAATAAGCTCTTGCTCCGCTTGAGACTGCGACTGCTGTGCCTGTGCCTGCTGCTGCTGGAATTGCTCCATCTCTTCATAGTATTCAGACTTGCCCTGAATAGGCGCTGCCTTAGCCAGCAACATCGGAGGGATAGGCTCTCCAAGCTGCTTAAGGTCAAGGAGCTGCCTGAAAAAGGCCTGTCGTTGTGTCTCCGTGAGAAGACCTTCTTGGACAGCACAGTCGTATTTGGTAAATTCTTGGTCGTAGAACTCTTGGGTAGGCTCTTCGTTGATAATGCGCTGGATTTTTTGTGGCGTCCACGTCTGGATAAGCTTAAGAACAAGCATAGACAGATGTTTCTGCGAAAACCTTAAATTATCGAAAACATCTTGTAAGTTCGTGAGAGCAGCCCCCTGCCGTAGCATCGTCATGATGCCACTCTCGTTGCCCGACTCCATGACCCCGAAGGCAGCGTCGTTGACCCCTGCGATTTCTTTGACGTCGGCATCGAACTGCTGCTGCAACTGGAACATCGAAGGAGGTATCTGTGCTGGCTGTATCTTCTCTATAGCGCCAGGCTGAGCATCTTGGTTGCGCCAAATGACCTTGCCCTGAGAAGCTTGGAATAGGCTCCTGGGATTGATGACCGATCCTTCGGTTGCAATCCAACCAGAGTTTATCTGGCTATCTAACAAATCTATCATCTGGCTGCGACGTCTGTTAGCCTCACGCTGAGGGTCGCGCATAGCACGAACAAGAGACTGTATCTTCAACGTGTAGTCGTCGCTCTCAGGCTCGAAGATTCCAATGAAAGGAACAAATGGGTAACAGTCTAGGCCGTCGGGGTTTTTGTCTGTAGCCATCACCTGCCCATTGACGATGACGTTACGCTCTACATAACGCTTTTGTCTTTTGGTCAGCTCAAAAGAGGGGTTGAGCTCTTTCAAAACATCGAACATCTCTTTGGGGGCGTCCCATTTACGCCATATGCCTGTCTCCATGTCGACGAGAATCTTTTCATCTTCCCAACCCACCCTATAGTATTCACTATACGCAAGAAGGTTCGTCCCAGAGTTACGCTGGTAGGGCATCCACGAGAACTTGTCGTCTTTTTCGTTCCCAAGCTTTTGCAGCAGATATATCTCTTTTTCTTTGTTGGGGAGAAGTGAAGCTACGACGTCGGCCGGAAGATATTTCCGTCTTAAGATATAAGAGCAGTCCGACAGGTCCATCTTGGTAAAGTAAGGGTCCAATATGAAACTGTTCCACGGTTCCCGATTAAACCGTATATCGCCATTGACTGGATCTTCTCTAAAGTCGAGCCATACCGACGCAAGGTTCCACCCTGTCTTGCATGCCCCACCGAAGCAGTCACTGATAAGATGATAGCCATCTCCATATGACATAACATGGGTCATGACTTGGGACAATTGATCTGCGGTCTTTTGGTCGGAATCTTCCACCGGGACAACTACAGAAGATAAACGATGTTGTCGTTGATATCCCGTGATGAGGTTGATGACAGGTTTGACCCTGTTGAAGACGAAAGCATTTCTGCCTTCTTGCGCTAGAGCGTTCTTCTCTGCGAGAGACCATTGATTGCCAAGGAACATGTCGAGGTCCTTCTCCGCTTCCGGGAAGAACGAGTTCCAATGTTCGAACGCCTCTTTGTAGGAGTCGTTGAATTGTTCTATGATTTCGCGATCGGAGTCTTTAGGCATAGCTCTCTTTCTTTGTGGTTTTTCTTACTACTATAAGAAAAGAAGCGATGCCCACTTAGTAGAGTGGTAAGGGTGATCAGCCCGACATCGCGCCAAAAGGCGCACTTATATTTTACCTATACTACAACATGTAGTGATTTACACTGCAACATGTTGTATTAATTCTTTATTAAAAAAAAACCTCCTCCACCCTGCCATCCTGTTGATGCTGTCACACCGCCCGAGTCTGTGCCATCGATAACCATCTGCAGACGAGGAATAATATGGGTGACGGCATGATCGCCCATTTCGATCATAATCCATCGCCTGCCCATCTTGTGGGCTACTGCTCCAGTAGTTCCCGATCCCGCAAAGCAGTCTAGAACAATGTCGCCAGGTTCTGTTACGGCATTGATTAAAGTGTAGATTAGTTTTTCCGGCTTAGGATAGTCAAAGGCTTTTGTAGATCCAAATAGAAGCCTGCTTTCTTGGGTTGCGTCTTCATATGTTGGTATTTCGATCGATCTTGACAGAAGATTTCTGATTTTTTTGGGTTTGTTTCCTTGTTTAATATGGTTTGGTCTAAAAGGTAATTTGCTTATCGTAACAATCTCTCCGTTTGAAATGATTTCGTCTAGCTTTCTTTGAGAATATCTCCATTCTCCTTCGAGAGAAAATGAATTGACATTGATTCCGTTTCTAATAACAACACGGTCTAACAACCTGGTAATGATGTTTTCAGAAGACATGTCTTGCGGTTCGAGCGTTTGATCTTCACAATGAAATCTAATCCTATTAGCAGGAAATTTTAAAATGCTGAGATTGTTGCCCGAATTATTTAAAGGGTACCTTTTATTTTCAGTTGTATGTCCCCCTAAAAAAGAGGGCGATAATTTTCTGTTTTTGGAATATGAGAGGATGTACTCCGTAACAACTCCCATACTCGAACTAAGAAATGATGGTTTTTTCTTTTTTTCCCAGACAAAGCGACCGCAAAAATTTTTTCGGCCAAAAATATCATCCATTAGCACTTTCAAATACGCATCTTCTGAATCATCAATCGATACAAAAATTATCCCATCATCCCTAAGTAGTTTTCTTAAGATCTCAATCCGTTCTTTCATCATATTGAGCCACACGGAGGATTCCATGCTGTCGTCGTAATGGGTGAAGCGACTTTTGGTATTGTAGGGCGGGTCGATGTATATACAACGAACCTTTTCGGCATAGTCATCCTCAAGAATCCTCAAGGCATGAAGATTTTCACCATATATAAGCAAATTGTCGGTTATTCCATCAAACTCAGAAGAAAAAAAACTGTCACCATCGCTTAGCATACATCTGCTCTAGGTCTAAGGCCTCTTTTTCAGTCATACGCTCCGTGAGCATCCTGTTTTGCGAGACACTAAGGTAGCGTAACGCATCGTTTATGTGAGAACTCCAGTCGTGGCAAGGTTTGTCGCTATACACGTTGAGGCGTTCGTTGAACGTTTTGTGGTAATTCTCAACGCACCTAATGAAATATAGGCATTTTTCCCTGTCAATCCACAAGCGCGGGAAGACCCCCCTCACATGCTCAATGCCGTCGATGATGGAAATGTTTGGGCAAATTTCGAACGAAATCCCAAGATTACGGGCTATCTGTAGACGCGTCTGTGCCCCAGAGCCTAGTTCTCTAACCTGTATATCATGTGGGGCTATATGCCTGCCGTACTTCCATCCTCCAGCTTCAGCCTTTTGTTGTAAAATGCGGGCATAATGGTCGATACCTTCACCCTCTGCACTGTAGGTGTCGATGATATGGATTTCGTTACCAACGTTTTGATAGAATATGATAGCCGTACTATCCGCCACACCGAGGTCCCATGCCGTTTGCACAAGAGCATGTGGATCATACGGAACATTGCCTATTCTCCCCTCATTTTCTGCTGTCGTTAGTAGTTTAGCGTAAAAAGCTCCCTCGACACCCTGGTCGAAGTTGGTATAGTATTCCTGTTGGATTAGATGTTCGGACATTCCCTCCCGACGCTCTGTCTCCATATCTTCGGCAGAGAGAACGCCGGTGTCTTCAATGGTCAGGCGCTGGCAGAACCACTCAGGGTTATCCTTCGCCATCATATACAGGTGGTAAGCGTGATTCTTACCTCTAGGGGTGAAGTTGAAGACTGCCCACCCCCCGTTCTCTCGGAGTATAGGTCGGATAAAGTCCCAACTTCTCGGATCTTGTAACGAGAACTCGGAGAAAACACACCCAACGGGGTTGATGCCGACGTTGAGGATTTGGTCAGTGCCCATTATCTGGATAACAGAGCCGTTGCGCAATTCTATCTTCATTTCTACACTGTTAGGCTGCCCTTTGATGGCCTCCTTGGGGATGTAGTCGATGAAACGCTTGCCATCTTTGTTGAAACCATCCCATAAGATACGGCGCCCCAGCCTGGAAGTTGGGAAGAAATAGCAATATGTCCCAACACGCGAACAAGCCGCCTCGCGTATCATGTAGTTCCAGCATATTAAATCTTTTCCTGCACGTCTGTGAAACACAAGAACAGCACGCTTTAGTCCCCTATCCATCGCCTGAAAAAAGGGCAGCTGATAGTCTCTAGGCGAGAAGCAGGGAATCTTTACTGTCTTCGATGGCTCCGGCGTCATATAGAATCTTTTGGAAGGTTATATCGCCAGAATGCCTCACATCGTGGCGACAGTCTTTCTGACCAAGATAATTCTTTCCTAGCCATATCAACATCGTACTGTTCTTGTCGACGATAGCACTCTCAAACTGGGCCTTACGCAGAGCAGTGCGTAGATTGCCCCTGCCACGGTCTAACTCTGCTCTGTAATGGTTTTGAACAGTTTTCTCAGCCATCCCCAATACAAAACCAAGCTCTTGATCTGTAGTTCCTATGGCTGCCAGACGCTCTACAAGACCCCTGTTTTTTTCTATATCTTCTTTTTTAAAATTCTTCATGCCCTTAACACCAGCCATTATCCAGAGATCCTCTTCATTTCTTCTTTTAAAAAATCCTTATAATCGCACAACGAGTCTAACGTTCGCAAACATAGAGACTCAACAAGGTAATTGCTATCAAGCCTTGACTCAAACAATTTGTTTTTAGTGTCGTAGATCAACGTTAACACCTCCTGCAACTGCTTAAAAATAAGAGCTATTTTTTTATCTTCAGGAGGCATGACTTCTGGAGTGTGAATCTTTTCTGGGAGAGGGAGACAATCATCTTTGTAATCAAAACTAATTTTGAACAACTCATCGTCTATGCTTATTTTTTCATTAATATTCATTAAAACGGCACTCCCTCATTGTCATTAACAGTAGATTCGACTTCTATCTGCGCAATATACTCGTCGATAGCAAGACGCACGCCTTCAAGAAACATGGATAGATGGTCTTTATTCCTAAAATAAAAGACGCTTTTATACTTTTTCTCCCCAGTCTCTTTGTCGACGTACTCAGTAGAGGGGAGGTTTATCCACCTTTTGCCCTCTTTCTGCCACATAGTGAAGCCGTCGATCTCTATGCCCCACTTTTCCACGAAAATAGTGGCAAAACCCATCAGAAAGCCCTTCTGGTGAGGCCTAAACTTAACACATTGTATGTTAGACATTAACTTTCTCCATTGGTTGATTTCTTTATAATAAAATACCTAATCCTGTCGATTGGAATCCATATTCCTATCTCTTTAATATCGTCAAAATAAAGGTTATTCTTCCCTATAGCATTTAAAAACATATTTATGTTTTCAACAGGAACGCTTATGTCCAAGTCCTTGCCGTCCATGAAAAATAGTTTTATCAAATAGTTCAAGATGTCTCCATTATTTTTTCTTTTTGCCTATATATCCAACCACTTGTAGACACGACCGTTTTCCATGCAAGTTTCGTTTATTCGGTTCAGGTATTCTTCATCACAGTTGGCTAGGACATCCTTCCAAAGAGAGACATCAACCTCGTCTCCAGCCCTTCCATCGTTGATAGCCTCTACAATCTCTTCTGTGATGAGATCTTGTAGCTTGTCGCTGAGCATCTGCCATGTTTCGATGAGATAGTCTGTGACATGACATACTATGTAAGAGTTACGACCCAACGCATACCTAAAAGCGCATATGATAATATCTTCATCAAATACCATCGTCATCGCCACCCTCCTGACACTGTAGACACCCTTCTTCTAAGAAAACGACGACTTCTCCACATTTCTTGCACTTATGCATGTTAACCCAGCTATCAGGCTGCGTGGATTCATCGTATTTCTCTTGGCACGCTAGGCAAAGACCACAATTGTTATGCAACACCGTGCGCTTGCACTGCGCGCAGAACATCCAAACAACTTCTTCTTTCTTGTCGGCCATAAATTATCCACTATTAGCTTTAAAAAACTCTTTAGCAAAACCTTTTGGGGTTATTGACTTTCGACCAGCACGGTCTAACTTTAAATCACACTCTAAATGTATGGAAGATAACTTTATGTTGTTTATAGAAGTAAAATCACTAGCCTTTCCATCATATAAAACAGGTGGTTTATTAAATAAACCCCATAATGCTGTCTTCTTTCTGTAACCATCCCCAAATTGCCAAGGGTCAAAACAAAAAGAGGGCTCACCAAGGAACCATTTCAAGAATCCACTAGCAGGATTTTCCAGAGCCCAGAACTTCAGAGGAGATCTCTTCTGCTGGTCATGCTCTATCCTGTACTGAGCCTCCCATATTAACTCTAAACATCTGTGAACTACCGCCATTCCACCCCGCAAATCTCTAGGAGTCTTAGCAACAGTCCTTGCGATGCTGAAATGTGTGCATGGGGGAGCCGCTAAAATACCGTATATCTCCTCGTCAGGGAGCTCATAATTCATCACGTCTTTATCAGGTAATGTAACGCTCTCAACACGAAATCCAGCCTCAACATAAGGACGCTCCCACGATCCAGTACCAGAACATAGACTCAAGATAATCCCTTTCTTAGAGTTGTTGACATCTTCCATAAAAACCCTACGTTGCGGCATGTGTCATGATACGTTTCCACGCAACGACCTCCTCCCCCCTTCTCTTCTTACCCATATCCCACGTGGTTCCCGTCCACCAGGCAGGCTGCTTCACTCCATTATCAAAAACAATATGGACAAGCTCAAACTTTGGAGGCTTTCCTTCTTCCATTTTTACCCAGTCATAAAAAGGCTTCTTCTTACTCTTCTTTTCTATTAACAATCTCTGAGTCCTCCGGGTCGCTGCAATATATAAGAATATCTATAGGGCGTCCATCGTCCTTAACATACTCCTTCATCCTTCCCTTCACGTCAGCCCCATTAAGGATGTTATAAACGTCGGCGCGGTTGAGCTCAATCGTCACCAGCTTTATTGTCTCTATTGTCCCTATCATACTACACATACTCATATTTTGGAGGGTGAGTCTACCTTCTCTATCGTTATAACAGTCTTAGCCTTTTCACCGTAAATTTTTATACCAGACAGAGAAACAATCTGCTTGTCGTCGCCCCATAGTATACCATTGCCGGCGTCAAGAAAAAACTTGAGAGCATTGTCGCAGTCAGGCTTCTTAATATGAAAACCAGGATATTCTTTTTGTCTTCTCTTAACAGGCTCGAAAATGAATACCATGTTAACACGTAATGGCCCCTCAAAAGGCTCCCGCCCTTCCATCTTAGCCCTCATCAATAGCCTTACCATGTCCACTTCTTCACACTGTCTGTCAAACGTCACCACGTGCTCTCCACGTCTACAAAACCGCGGCCGCGCCTTAGGGATAGGCTTGCCAGGGATTGTTATAGAGAAACTCTTGCCGTGTTCGAACATAGCTTCTTACCTGATTTCAAAAGTTTTTTTAGAGGTAAAACATTTTTCACCTCTACAAAAGCATCAGTTAGGGATAGGCCTTGCCGTCGCCAGGCCCCGGTCTCTACACCTCTTCAAGCGTCTGTGTTGACAAATCATACTTAAACTTTACATAACCAAGGACACCATGCCTATTCTTCTTCACATCAGCACACACCAGATGCTCAACGTCGTTCCTCGATAGCAATATCACCTGATTGGCGTCCTGCTCGATGTCGCCGCTATCACGCAAGTCGTGAAGTTGTGGAATGCAGCTAGGACGCTTCTCGCTCTCACGGTTGAGTTGAGCCGCCGCGACGATGCATACCCCACACTTCATCGCTATAGTCTTAAGAGCGTTAGAATTGTATGACACCGCCTCATACCTCGACATGCCACTACGCACAGGGCGTAACAGGGCTAAATGGTCAAGAAATATTACTTTGCTTTTATTGTTGCGGACCTCGCGCCTAACCATAGATCCGAAGGCATCAACGGTAAGCCCTGAAGCATCGACGATAGACACCCCAGAAATCCCCTCGCGTTGTGCTTCAAGAAATTTATCCTTCGACATATCAAATTCATCGGTGAAGTCTCCATGGTTTAAAGATGCATAATTTTTCTTTAACAAGATACCTTGAAGACGTAAGAAGTACTCTTGGCGGCTCATTTCCATCGTGAAGACGGAACACGGCACGGTGTTGTGTATGAGCTTGGCAACAAGCTGACAAACAAACTCCGTCTTGCCGACAGCAGCCCTAGCGCCTATCACCACAAGCCTTGTAGGAGCTAGCCCTCCTAGTATCACGTCTAAGCCGTAAAACCCCGTAGAAGGGCCTTCAAGGTTGTATTTTCCCTGCTTCCTGTTGTTCTTCTTTTCTGTAAGCCACGCATCGAAGGTCTTACCCTCAGCGTAGTTATCCAACAACTGTTCCCCCGTAGCCGTGTAGTTGTGTGCCTGTGCCGTCGCTAGCTTGTCCAGCTTTGTGATACATGAGAAGATAAGTTTTTCTTCATCTTCATCTTTCTTACAAGAGGCAAGCTCTAGGCCTATGTCGACGATAGAACGCCTAGCGTAGTGGTGTGCCACTATCTTAACGTAGTGCTCCGCAAGGACGCTACGCCCTTCTTGTTGCGTCAGCCATAAGAACTTCTCTAGGTTTATATCTACAGGCTTACCATCGTCATAGGCAAGGAAAGTCCACTCTTTAGCTTTGGGGTTGTTGAGCTCCACGGCCTTAGCTACGGCCACGAAGTCGGGTTCCAGGCCTTCTTCATCACAGAGCTTAAGAGCCTCAAATATTGCTACATGCCTATAGTCGTAGAACATATCAGCCGATAGAGTCTCTAGTATATGCCTTCTATCTTGAGAATGGTTCATAGCGGCTCCTATGACGTAGAGTTCCGCCTTGCCGTCTTCGATATGTTTATCCATAATTTTTCCATTGAGTGAGGGTGTTATGAGAAATAGTCGTTAAACTCCTTCTGAGGATCTTTATCGTCTTGGTAGTCGTTCATATATATAACTAGCGTGGAGGCCTTTTCTCGAAGTTTTTTAGCGCTTAGGACAGCTTTAAACCAGAACTTATCCTTTTGATGGACGTATCTGATGATATTTTCTATCTCAAGCCAAGAGAACTTATCGATACGGTTCATTTTATCGATATGCTTAGCCCATTCGTTGATATCAGCCTTAGCTTTAGGTGATCGTACCTGAATAAGTTCGAGCAGCAGAGCTGCAAGTTGTATAGCCTGAGAGGGTAAGTTTTTAGGGGGAGCATTTTGTACGTTGTTTGTACGTTTAATTGCTGAAGAAAAGGATGATGAGGAAGGAGCGTTAGCGACATCACATTCTTTTATATGTTTCTTCTTTATATAATGACGAGATTGCCCCTTTTGTACAAACTTGTCAGCCTCTTTTAGGCATACTGTGCTTCGATTTGTCTGTGTGGAAGAGTTTTGAGTATCTTCCGGAAGCGAGTTACTGAAACATTTTTTGAATGATTCATCATTAGAGTGAGACGTCGCATCAGCGACATATATATTTGTTATAGTATCTGTTATAGTATCTGGTATAGGTGTGTTGGATCCCACATTTCCATTTGTTGGATCCCCCAAATGCATTTGTTGGAATTTATCTATAAACATTTCTTCATTAATGAATGCATACCAAATGGTTCTATCGTATGAGGACTTGTTGTAATTACCTTTTTAAAATAGGAGCTATCAGCTGTTCTTTCATTGCCCTAGTTTTTCCAAGGGTCAACAGGTCTAGAGCATTTCTAATTTTTTCTTTTGTCATATAGGGGAAGTTATCTTCGATATTCTTAGCCGTTTGGTACGTCCAGCATGAGCCGTCGTATAGGTTT